CCTAGACGCCCGACTTACGCCAAGAGCCTCGCACAGCTAGCGACGATGGTTGGCGTGGCTGAGGGCACGCTGCGCCAGCACGCCGCCGAAGGCTGTCCGATGCCTGCCAAGGCACGCGACCTCACGGCATGGGTGTCGGAGTACCACGCATGGCGTCGTCGGGAGCACGGCAGCTATCACGATCGCGCCAAGGCTACGAGCGCACCGGATGCAGGCACGCGAGCCGCGCAACTGGAACTGGCACAGCTACGCGCCGCCGAGGTCAAGCTACGCGTCGGAGAAAAGACTCGCCAGTTGGTGCAGCGCAAGGAGGTCGTCGAGTCAGCAGGGCGCGCAGTCCAGACGGTCCGCAGTAGGCTGAACGCGCTCGTGATGAAAATGACGGCGCGCCTCGCCAACGTGCCTGATCACGTCGTGCAGGAGGAGCTACAGCAGGAGGTCGATGACATCTGCAACGCGTTCGCTCAAGGCATGACGCAGACCTTTGCCGAGCAGAGCAGCGACGACGCTTGCCCCTTCTGCCAGCAGGAGCGAGCGTGATCGGCAACCTGCCTCACTGGCTGGACGATGAACTCGTCTGTAGCAGTTGGAGGCAGCCCAAGCGGCTGACGGTCAGCCAGTGGGCCGACAGCCATCGAGTGCTGGAGCCGCTGTTTGCCAGCGAGCCGGGACCGTGGCGCACCGACCGCGCACCCTACTGCCGCGAGATCATGGACGCTGCCAGCCGTCCGTGGGTGCGTCGCATCACGTTCATGGCCTCGACCCAGGTGGGCAAGTCGGAGGCGATGAACAACGTCGCGGGCTACTTCATCCACCAGAAGCCCTCGCCGACGATGTTCGTGCTGCCGAACCGCGACGCCGCAAGGCTTGCCGCCGAGCGTCGCGTGCTGCCGATGGTGCAGGCCAGCGATGCCTTGAGCCGCGAGTTGACTGACCGCAGCCACGACGTCAAGAACCGTGAGGTCGTCTTCCGACGCTCGGTGCTTTACATGCGCTCGGCCCAGAGCCCGACTGACCTTGCCAGCGTGCCTGTTCGACTCGTGCTGTGCGATGAGGTCGACAAGTGGCCCGCATGGGCAGGCAGGGAAGCCGAGCCGCTAGCCCTCGTCTCCGAACGCCAGCGCACGTTCCACGACAGCTTGCTGTTCGTCAGCAGCACGCCGACGACCCGCGACGGCATCATCTTCCGCGAGCACCAGCAAGGCGACCAACGCAGCTACTACGTGCCGTGCCCGCACTGCGGCGAGATGCAGGTCCTGCTGTTCGACAACGTGCGCTGGCCGAAGGATCTGCGGACCGGCAACGAGATGCGCAAGGCAAGGCAGGCGTGGTATGCCTGCGCCTACTGCGACGAGCGCATCGAGGACCAGCACAAGCGCGACATGTTGCTGGCTGGCATGTGGGTGCCCGAAGGCCGCACGCCGAAGGAGTGGGAGCAGCAGCGCGACGCCGACCGCGAGGAGCACCGCTCCTATCACCTGTGGGCTGCCTACTCGCCGTGGGTGTCGTTCTGGAAGATCGCTGCCGCCTTCCTCGACTCGAAGGACGATCCCGCCCGCATGATGAACTTCACGAACAGTTGGCTGGCGCGGGTCTGGGAGCAGCGCGTCAAGGCGACGAGCGACGAAGCCATCACGCGTTGCATCGCTGACTACTCAGTCGGGCATGTGCCGGATGAGGCAGTCGTGCTGACGGCTGCTGTAGACGTCCAGGTCGACTACATGGTCTACATGGTCGTGGCATGGGGGCACGACGAGCACTCATGGGTCGTCGAGTGTGAGATGGTCAGCAAGTGGGAGGACTTGGCACTGCAGCTACAGCGAGGCTTCGGCCCGCAAGCACTCGTGCCTCGGCTGACGGTGATCGACAGCCGCTACCGTCGCGACGAGGTCATGGAGTTCAGCCGCGCTACTCCAGGCACGCGACTCATCGCGGGTGTGCAGCGCGACAGCCTCGTGCCCTTTGCCACGACCCGCATCGACAAGCATCCGCGCACAGGGCAGGTGCTACGCAACGGCTTGACTGTCTGGACGGTCAACGTCGACATGTTCAAGGACCTCGTTAGCCACCGCATGCAGTTGGCGCTAGCTGACGGCGATGAAGTGCCAGTGGGTCGCCTGCTGCTGCCGAAGGACATGGACCCGCGCTGGCTGCGGCAGATGTCAGCCGAACACAAGATCGTCAAGCGGTCGGGCAACAAGCAACGCGAGATGTGGCAACTCAAGCCGGGACGCCAGCGCAACGAGGCTTGGGACTTGCTGGTCTACAACGCGGCGGCTGCACGCATGCTCGGCCTCGACCGCGTGAGGAGCAACGCACAGCCAGCGCCGCAGCGGCAGAAGCCACGCCGCCGCATCATGGGGGCACAGCGCCATGACCGATGAGGAAGCGTTCATGGGCGAGGAGGATGAACGCTTCCTGCCTATCGTTCCCTTCCTGCCGTTTCGATGTCCGCGATGCAGTAGCGGCAAGCCTCGCACCTACACCGTGCGGCGTGATCCAGATGCGCCGACAACCCGCTACCACCGATGCCAGTCGTGCGGGCAGCGATACAGGAGTATCGAGCTACGCCGCAGCGACTTACGTTCGTGGGTCGAGAGCAACGAGCCGTGATCCCATAGCCGCACCGCGTTCACAAGCACTTGGCGGCGCGCCGTTTGTGCTACGCTGCCGCCATGAGTGGTTCCGAGTCTCCCAGCATCAGTGCTGGCGATGCCCAAGCGATCCTCGATGCCATCGACACCGCTATCAAGGAAGGAGGCGATGTCAGCAGCTACACCGTCAACGGACGTAGCGTCAACATGCGGTCGCTGGACGAACTCATCCGAGCCCGCCGCTACTACGAGACGATGAAGGCGCGGGCCAACAACCTGCGCTACACGAAGGTCCGGTTCTAGTGCGCATCGTTCGCCCTCGCCTCCGCAATGCCGACCCCGTGCCGCGCATCTACTCTGGTGCGTCTGGCTTGCTGGCTCGGGCTATCGACAGCGTCGTCGGCTTCGTCGCTCCTGGCACTGCTAACCAGATGCGCCGGCGTCGCATGGAGAGCGCGGCGATGCTGGCCTTCGAGGCCGCAACCGTTGACCGCACGATGCCGATGGAGTCGGCGCAGAGTGCCGATGCCGAAGTGCTGCCGAACCTGCACACCATGCGCGCACGATCGCGTCGCCATGTGCAGGATGATAGCCATGCGGACAGCGCTGTGCATGTCTACGTCGATGCGGTCGTAGGCCCAGGCATTCGTCCGCAGTGCTCGGCGACCATCGACAGCACAGGCGCAACGCAACAGCAGGTCGATGACTGGCGCAGGCAGTGCGAGGGCTACTTCGAGACGTGGAGCAACAGCATGGCCGACAGCAGCGGCCACGGCACGTTCTACGACCTCCAGCAACTCGTAGCCCGCACTCGCAAGGTGGACGGCGAATGCTTTACGCACACGGTCATCGGCGGCGACCAGACGTTGAGCATCGAGGTCATCGACGCAGACCGAGTCGGCAACCCGCAAGGCACGCTGGATGGCATCAACCTCCGCAGCGGCGTCGTGGTCGATGCCAAGATGCGGCCCGTGGGCTACCACGTCTCGACGACGCACCCTGCCGATGTAGCGTTTCTGACCGCAGCGAACTACGTCCTCGTGCCAGCGCGGGACGGCGACCTCTCGGTCGTGCAGCATCACTACCGTCGCAATCGGCCAGGGCAGACTCGCGGCTACCCTGACAGCGCCAGCGCACAGCAATACCTGGAGCACCTACACCACTACCTCAAGTCGGAGATCATCGGCGCAAGGGCAGCAGCCAACTACGCCATGTTCATCAAGAAGGCAGTGTCGGCGAGTGACCAGGAGATCATGTCGGTCGTCGACAGCATCGACGGTCAGAATGAGACGGTCTACCACGAACGGCTAGAGGCTGGCACCATCGCCTACCTCAACGAAGGCGAGGAGCCTGTCGCCTTCAACCCGAACCGACCGGGCGCGGGTGACTCGTTCGTCATGCGCATGCTGCGTGCCGTCGCAGCGTCGCACGGCATGAGCTACGAACGCATGGCCCGCGACTACGGGGGCATGAACTACTCCAGCATGCGTGGACTGCTCAAGGAGGAACAGCGCGGCTTCGACCGGGACCGTGCGCTGCTCGTCCGTCAGTTCTGCGTGCCTGTCTGGAAGAACGTCATCCGGCACGGCATCCAGACGGGAGCAATCCAGCCGCCGCCTCAATACCTCGACCAGCCTGACGTATGGCTGGAGTCGCACTGGATCCCGCCTGCCATGGGCTGGGTCGATCCGCACAAGGAGATCGCTGCCGCGCAGGAGGCGATCAACGCCAACCTCAGCACGCACTGGCACGAAGCGGGACGAGCAGGACTCGATCCGATCGACGTGCTGGAGCGCAAGGCGGACTACTACAAGAAGGCTGCACAGATCGAGGCCGACAACGGCCTGCCAGCCGGAACGCTTACGGGTGCGGCAGTGTCAGTAGACAGTGGGTCGGGTAACGAGAGCCCCGACACGAACGCGACAACAGGGGAAGATGCTGCCGCGCCCATTTCACCTGAATCCGTTGCCGAGCCAGTGGACCGCAAGGCGCTACTCGATGCCTATGGCGCAGCAGTGCGCGCAGGCTTGCTGTCGCCTAGCCAAGAGGTCGAGTCGGCGCTGCGCCAGTTGCTCGACCTGCCGCCGATCAGTGCCGCTGTCGCCGAGAACTGGAACAACGAGCCTGTGCGGCGTCCGGTCACCCTCAGCAACGTCAACTCGACAGCGATCAACGAGGATGAGGCCAGCGACGATGCCAGCGACTTCGCGCCTCCTGACGAGCCTGACGAGCCTGACGAGCCTGAGGCTGCAGCCGAGGAGGAGGAGGACGACCTCACCGAAGAGGAGCAGCAGGCTGTCGAGCAACAGAGCGCCGAGATGTTCCAGCCCCCTGCGGGAGCGAAGAACAACGCCAAGAAGGTCCTGCGGTGGCGCGAGGAGCACGGCAACGAAGTCAAAGGCATGACGGCTGTTGGCTGGCGTCGAGCGTCGCAGCTAGCCAGCGGCGCGAAGGTCAGCGCCGACATCGTCAAGCGCATGGCAGCGTTCAACCGTCACCGCAAGAACGCGGCGGTCGCTCCCGAGTTCAAGGACACGCCCTGGAAGGACGCAGGCTACGTCGCATGGCTTGGCTGGGGCGGCACTACGGGCATCAACTGGGCCTTGCGTGTCAGCAAGCGCCTACAGGAGACGAACTGATGGCAGCGAAGAAGAAGAAGAAGCCGAAGGGCGGCAAGGGGTATGGCAAGTGACTCAGCCGCACATCGACATCCCGATCGAGGCTTGCCGCATCCGTCTGGCCGATGACGCGCTGGACGTAACCGAGCCGCAGGAGGAGGGCCGCAAGCCTCGCTTCCGCATGCAGGTCAACAGCGGCATCCCGATGTCACATGCCTACTTCGGCACGCTGGCCGTCAACCTCAGCGGCATCGAGGTGCAGCACAAGCACGTCCCTGCGCTGCTCGACCACGATCCGACCCGTCGGGTCGGCTACACGACTAAGCTGTATGTCGATGAGGAGGAGGGCCTCATCGCCGAGGGCATCCTGCTGTCGAACGACGACGCTACGCAAGTGCGTCAGGACAGCCTCGACGGCTTCCCGTGGCAAGCATCGTGCTACCTCGTAGCCGATAGCGTGACGCAAGTTCCAGAGGGCGAGACCTTCAGCGTCAACGGGCACTCAGTCGAAGGACCGGCGACGGTCTTCGATGCCAGCAACCTGCGCGAAGTCACCTTCTGCGCACTCGGCCAAGATCCCAACACGAGTTCGGATGCCACCCTGCACGACGGAGTGCAAACGGTCCGGGCTCACTTGTCAGTAGTAGAGAGTTCGACCATGAGCGAGCAACAAGAACAGACCGCGCAGGAGCCCGCGCCCGTGGTCGATGTCGAAGCGGTGCGCCTGGAGGCGCAGCGTGCGGAGAGCGAGCGGGTTCACTACATCCTTGAGTGCGCCGCTGACGCGCAGATCGAGTTGGCGCGTCAACTCATCAAGGACGGTGCCTCGGAGCGCGACGCTGCTCTGGCGCTGGCCAAGGATCTGCGTCAACGCGACGCCGCAGCCGCGCCTGCGGTCAAGGCTAGCGAGGCGACCCAACCCCTGGCGGCTGCTCTGGCTGCGGACGAAGTGCCGAGCTACAGCGACGACGAGGACGGCTGGCAGCAGCAGTGGATGGCCGATGCCAGCCTGCGCGCTGAGTTCGGCGGCGACCAGAACGTCTGGCTGTCGTGGAACAAGAACAAGCACCGCTGCCGTAGCTACGGCAACAACCAGACGGAGATGAACTGATGACGGGTCAATACAGCAGCCTGAGCCTGCGCAACATCCAGGGGTCCTACTTCTGGGCACTCGAGGAGACGCAGCAGGCGTCGTGGGTCGGCGACATCGCCAACTACTACACCACCGACCAGCCCTACGAGATCTACAAGTGGCTGGGCGGCGCGCCTGCCATGACGGAGTGGCGCGGCGAGCGCGTCCGGTCGTCGCTGGGCGACTACGACCTGTCGGTGGTCAGCGACAAGTACCAGTCGACGCTCTCCTTCGACGTCGACGATATGCGTCGTGACAAGACGGGCCAGATCCTTCGCCGCATCGCGGAGATGGGCCAGAAGGCAGCGACCTTGCCGCAGCGCCTCTACACGACCCTCATCGAGTCGAACCCCACGGCCTACGATGGCCAGCCGTTCTACAACAACAGCCACGACGTCGGCACGGTCGACAACCTGCTGGCTCCGTCCGCAGCCGCGCCTACCGATCCGACGAGCGCGGAGATGGCGACGGCGATCCTCGACAGCATCCAAGCCATCGTCGGCTTCAAGGATGAACTCGGCGATCCGTCTAACGAGTTCGCGACCTCGTTCATGGTGATGGTGCCGACCTCCATGATGGCTGCCATCACGGCTGCCCTCAAGGACGTGTTCACGTCGGCAGGGGTGAGCAACACCCTGCTTGCCGCGCAAGGCATGGGCATCACCATCAAGCCGGTCGTCAACCCGCGCCTGACGTCCAGCAGCACCTTCTACACCTTCCGCACCGATGCGCCCGTCAAGGCGTGCATCTGGCAGGAGGAGGCCCTGCAAGGTGGCGAGGCGTTCAAGTCCCTCGGCATGGATTCCGACAACGCCTTCTGGCGTGACGAGGTCTCCTTCGGAGCCAAGCGCATCGCCTCGGCGGCGATGGGTCGCTACGAACTGTCCACCAAGTCCGTGTTCGCGTAGGAGGTGAATCATGGCAAACCTGACTGACAACAGTGGACGCAAGTTCCACGGCAACGTCGTTCGCATGACCTACGACGTCGGGCCGAACCTCGAGGTCTTCGCCGGGCAGGCGATGATCGCGGCGGCCAACGGCATCATCAACGCGACGCCGACCGCCTCTGGCGACTTCCTCGGCTTCGCGGACGAGCATGTCGACAACCGCACCAACGTCGAGCCTCACCTCGGCGCGAACCGGGCGACGACGGCCACGCTGGTCATCGACGGCCTCGTGTGGTTGGACGTCGCCAATGGTGCTCCGTTCACCTACGACGACGTGGGCCTGCAGGTCTACGCCAGCGACGGCAACACGTTCACGACCTCTTCGGGCACGAACAACATCCTCATCGGCAAGATCGTCAACGTCGATGCGGCTGTCGTCTCGGGCGGCAACACGGAAGAGGTCTGCGTCCGCTTCGGCCCGAGCACCTAACGATGGCTGACCTGACGATGAACAAGCCGCGCAAGTATCGCGGCCAACTCAAGCGGGGCCGCATGCCTGTGGCCGCGAACGTGCAGGTCTTCGTCGGGTCGGCGATGGAGGCGCACAGCGGCGGCATCGACAACGCTGACGGAGGCGCGACAAGCGACTTCGTCGGCTTTGCTGCCGAGCATGTCGACAACCGCACGAACGCAGTGCCGCATGGCGGCGCTGCGGGTGCGGTGTCGGCAAACCTCATCACGGCTGGCGAGGTGTTCCTCACCGTCACCAAGAACGAAGAAAACCCGTGGCTGTTCAGTGACATCGGCAGGGTCGTCTACGCGAGCGATGGCGACACGTTCGACACCACCAACACCGGCACGAAGATCGGCAAGGTCGTAGACCTTCTGGATGCAGTCGCTAACGGCACGGCCACTGAGGAAGTGATCGTCTCCTTCGACACTGCGCAGGCCAGCCTGCTGATCGTGTGATGCGTCACGAGCTATACAGCCGCGACGGCAAGTTGCTTGGCACGCTGGACCTGCGGGCGGACGTCGCCGAGGTCTGGCGCGCCATGCAACGGCTACAGGTGCAGCTACGGCCTGCGCCTGTTGCTCCAGTCGTAGCTACGACGACGCCGAGCAAGCCGAAGGGCAAGCGTAGCACGCATGACGCTTCGTGAGACGATTGCGCGCCATGCTGCCAACGTCCTGAACCGCTCGGACCACTTCGGCGAGTCGGTCACCTATACGCCGAACGGCGGCAGCCCGATCACGCTGCGTGCTGTCGTTGACCGTCGTGACATCGAGCCGACTGAGGCTACGGCTCGCGTAGCGCGTCACAGCGCCTACGTCTTCCTGCCGACTAGCGGGCTGACAGACTACCCGCAGGCAGGCGACCGCATCACGCTAGCTATCACACTCGGAGCATCGGCCACCTCGTGCCGCGTCACGAATGTCATCGAGGAGGATGAAGGCGGCGTGATGGTGGAGGTGCAGTCGTGAGCTACCGCATCCAGTGGACGCCCGACACCAAGCCGATGGAGCAGATGCTCCAGCAAGCGCCTGCCATCTACTACAAGAACCTGCGCGAACTGATGTTCCTCGCGTTGCATGGGCATCGGCAGCACTGGCTGTCGTTGCAGGGCAACCGCTTCGGTCGCGGCGGCAGAGGCGTCAAGGTCAGCAAGGTCGGCCAGACGATCAAGGTCACGAACCGATCGGTTCACTACGTGCTGCCGAAGCGTCGGACCTACACGACAGACCGTTCGGCGTTGCGAGGGCTGGAGCAACTGGACAAGTCGGAGATCCGTAGCGACAGCACTGTGCTTCGCCACCTCGACGCAGGCGGCAGCATCAAGGCCCGCAAGCGGCGCTGGATGACCATTCCCGTCAAGGCGCGTCCCGCTAGCCTCAAGGAGTGGAGGAAGAAGTATCCGAGCCGCAAGCTAGCCCGCGTCAAGCAACCGGGCGGCAACGTCGCCATCTACGAGATCAAAGGCAAGCGGAAGAAGAAGGCCATCCTGCGCTGGTATCAGGCGCGCCGGGTGACGAACAAGCCGACGCTCAAGTTCTACGACGCATGGGACGCGCTGGCGAGTCGCCGCAGCGACCAGTTCCGCAAGTTCAGCAACCAGATGGTCCAAGACCTCAAGGACAGAGCCAGTGGCAAGTCAGCGTGACGTTCTGCTCACAACGCTGGTCACTCGCCTTGACGGTCTGACTGGCATCTCGGCGCAGCTACGCAACAGCAGCCAGACGGTGACGGATGCTGTGCTGGCGATCGTTTACCCTGACAACGAGGACAAGCGGCTAGCCAACAGCAACACCTACGACGCGACCTACTCCGTCGAGGTGATGGTGATCGTGCGCGAGGAGGATGCGGATGCAGTCACAGATGGCGGCAATCCTTACCGCTACCTGGACCGCATGGTGACGAAGGTGGAGCAAGCCATCCACACGCCTGACTCTTGGGGCATCGACCCTGACTACACAGACGTGCAGATCACGGGCCATCAAGTCGAAGATCCGACAGACGACAACGAGTTCGTGGCTCGGGTGTTCGTCGAGTTCCGCTACCGCCACGACTACCAGGATCCCGAGGCATGACGATTGCCGGGCCTGCTTTGCCTGCGGTGAGCTACTGCACGGAGACGAGCGACTACAACCGCATGCTCAACTCGTCGGGCAACATGCGGACGCTCAACCGCATCGACTCGCAAGTGCGCCAAGTCACGTTCGCGTTGCAGTGGACGGACGCAGAGCCAGAGGTCGTCGATGCGATCCAGAAGCACTACGAGGCGCACGCTGCGGGCACGTTCCGCTGGCAAGCGCCGACCGACAGCGCGACGACGACATGGCGCTACATCGACGCGCCGACTATCCAATGGGCCACTGCGAGGAGTGCCAGCATCGCTGTGGAAGTAGAACGCACGCTGGCCTTCATCACGTAAGCACATGCCGATCACACGCAAGCAACAACTCCTGGCCAAGCTGGAGACGACCGAAGGAGGCGGCGCGACGTTCGCGGCAGCCGATGCCGTCGAGGTCTTCGATCCCTCGATCTCCGACACCGTCGATCAACTCGACCGCAGCCCTGCTGGCAGCACGCTGTCACGCGACTTCACTCCTGTCGGACGCAAGACGCGGGAAGTGACGTTCACCAGCGACCTCAAGGGCAGCGGCACTGCTAGCACTGTGCCGCCGTGGGGCCTGTTGCTGGAAGCGTGCGGTTACAGGCAAGACGATGACGGCACCCGCAGCTTCCGCATCCTCAACGTCTCCTTCGGCAGCATCACGGGCGCGTTCCAGGTCGGTGAACAGATCACGCAGACGAGCAGCAACGTCGGCGTCATCGTCGGCGTGTTCAGCAGCGCCAACGCTCCGAAGCTAGCCTCGACTGCTGACAGCGACTACGCCATCGTCGTCGAAGTCAAAGGCACGCTGACTAGCACCACAGCAACAACGGGCAGCAGCAGCGGCGCGACTGACTCGACGCTGACGGTCGCGACCACGAGCAACCATCACGCCTACATGCCGACGAGCAAGAAGTTGCTCAACATCACGATCGGCTCGTGGGCCGTCGATGCGAACCCTGTCGCGGGTGAGGTGTTCTTGGTCAAGAATGGCAGCACGCTCGTAGGCAGCGTTCAACTCATCGAGGAGCACTCCGCGACCGATCTGGACGTCACCTTGCTCTGGGGCGAGATCGCCGACGGCTACACGCTGACTGAGTCTGGAGGTGAGACGGCGACGATCAGCGGTGACCCTGATCCTGTGCTGACGCCTAGCCTCGCGGTGCGACACAACCTCGACGGCCGCAACCGACTCCTGCTCGGCAGCCGTGGATCGTTCAGCATGACGGGCGAGGTCGGCGAGCCGCTGTCGTTCTCGTGGACGTTCACGGGCGATGTCGGAACGGATGCCGATGCAGTGCCGATTGCGACCTCTGGCCTCAGCACGACTCGTGCGCCGCGCCTGCTGGGTGCCATCTGCGCCTACGGAGAGGGCAGCAACATCCGCGACCTCCAGACCAAGAGCATCACGTTCGACAGCGGCAACACTGTTGCCAGCAACCTCGACGCGAACAGCACAGGCGGCGCGACGGGAGCCAACGTCACCGATCGTGACCCAAGCATCACCGTGCAGGTCGACAACACCTTGAGCACGACCGATTGGGAGTCGCTGCGTGACAACAGCTCGACGG